TTCAAATCAGGCAGCAACTATGGCTGCGGCGCAATCCCCATGCGTGTTGCCACTGGGTTGCATTATACCCCAATGGCAGAGATAGCAAAGCCCTCTTGGGAGGGCCTGCTGGCTATGTGAGGTTGCCACCCTTAACCGACGGTCGTTGTTTCGCTTTCGGTTCGCTAACGATTCGCTAACTCATGCCGCGAATATATCACAACTCCTCGACATTCAAGTAGGTGGTGCAGACGTAGCCAAACAGCATCCCTGCCCACAACATGGCGAACTTGCCAATGATGCCGTCGAGGGACATGCCAAGCACGAGGGACAGTGTGGCCAGCACTGCAATGGCTATGTCGGCCAAGATGACGTCGCGGCTCATGCTGTCACCTCCTTGGCCAATATCTCTTGCAGACCAGCCACCAGTGCCAGCGCCTCTTTTCGGGTGAGCACCGTGCTCATGCTGGCGCCATGGCCTGCGAGGTACAGCCATGTGCCGCTCTCGTCCCATTCGCATACGCTAACGCGCACGCCATGCTCTGTGCTGATTGTGGTTTCGATTTCTTTTGTCATAACGATTCGCTTTCGAGTGGTTGATGTTTGGTTAACGGGGCCGAGGCCCCTTTGGTTTACTTGCTGGTGACCTTTACGCTGAAACGTGCGCCAGTCTTGGTGTACTTAGCGTAAACGTCTGCGCCGTGCTCTTTGATGAACGCCTCTTTGTCGAAGGTGGTCACGTTGGATTCGATGTAGGTGGCTTTGAACAGTGCGCCTTGCACTACCTTGGCGCCGCCCTTGCTGGCGCTGTCCTTGATGGCGTCCTTGATCTTGTCTGCCTCGGCTGTCAGATCGGCGATCTGGGCCAGCAGGGCGCCAAGTACGTCCACCTCGCTGATTGCTACTGCGGACATTTCGATGTTGGTGATTGCATTCATGATTTCGCTTCCTTTTTCGCTTTGCTTACCTCTGGCGGGATTGCCATTGTGTGTAAGTATACCTTAAACGTGGCGAGTTTCAGATCGGTTGACAAAAAAAATAAAAATATTTTTTAAGGGGGTTTCCCCCCTCCCTTACTGGCCCGCTTCCAGAATCTTGTTGGCTGCGCTGAAAATGCGCTGGGCTGACTTATCGCTGACTTCGGCGCCTTGGAGCCATGACTGGATATAGCCACGAGACTCGTCCAGACCGGGCAAATTGAGCAGGGAACACAGCAGGTAGGCTACCCCCTCGGCTTCCACCTCGCGGACGTCCCTTGGGGTCATATCGCTGTCTGTGATGAGGCCCTCGTTGGTGTGGCCCAGCACGACGTGAGCCAACTCGTGGAACCGAGTCTTATGCGGCAGTGCAGCAATTGGGTTAACTGCAATGGTGCGCAGTTGGGCGTAGCCCTGCACGTTACCGTTGGCCAGAGCGAAGTGCTCCTCTGTGATGTCCAGTGCGGCCAGCGCCTTAGCCTTGTCCCATGCTGGGGTGACCGCCTCGTGGGCGAAGTCCTCGCCCTCTGTCTGGCTCAGGACAAACCAGTTGTTGCGCAGGGAGAACATAGAGAACACCTCGCCAGTCTTCTCGCCTGCCTCGTCCTTTTTGTTGATGGTCACAGGCATGACCAGAGCGATGGCCTTCTGGCCCTTCTGGACGCTACGGCCCAACTCGTTCCACTTCTTGAAGGTGGCGATAGGGCCGACAGGGATGTCGCGGGCCATGCACTGGCTGTAGGCCAGCAATTGGTTACCGATGCTATAGCCGCGAAAGGCAGAGTACGCCTTGCTGATGATGCCGGGTTGGCTGACTGCGTCGTTGAGCAGTTGGGAGAAGTTTGCTTTTTCCATGATGTCGCTTCCTTTTTCGCTGTTGTGCCGATAGTGGCGGGTTTAAGTATACATTAAACGGTGTAGGCTTTGGATCGGTTGACAACGTTTTGTAAATTTTCCATTTTTAGGTGAGCGATCAACTCCCTGAGCAGGATATTCTGGGCGCCGTCGTAGTTCAGGGCATAGCGCTCAATCTCGGCCAAGATGTAGTCGCAGCCATGCTCGAAGCCCTTGATGTATTCGATTTGCTCTTGGTTCATACCGTTGCCCTCGCCTCTTGGCGCCCACGCTCCACCAGATAGCGGGCGTCGGTGCGGTCTTCGATGGTCTCGCTCTCCAACAGAGTCCTGATGGCGTTGGCCAGTGCTCGGCCAGAATTGGCAGACTGTGCCTGCTCGTAACGGTAACCGAGGTCGATGTATTCGTATTCGCTGTGTTTCATGCTGTGATCACTCCTTCGTTGATGAGGTGCTGTGCAGTGCGGCCAAACGAGCCTTGCAGTTTCCACGCAAGACCAGTGTCCACGAGGAATTGCCATGCCTCAATGATCTGCTCTTCGCTTTCGGCTTCGATGAAGCCCTCTACTAATCCTGTCGCTGTAAAGTTGTCCATTTCGCTCTCCTTCTCTGTTGATAGGGGCCGTAGCCCCCGATTGGTTTATTTGTATTTGTTGATCAATGCTTTAAGTTTGCGCACTTCGCCTTGTGCCCATTTCTGGCGCTCAGGGCCATGCTCACCAGCCAAGTCTTCGTTGTTCCAATGTGGGCAGGTGGCATCTACAAACAAACCTAATACATGCTTGGCTTCATGCACGATCTCCGAGTCGGTGTAGTCCTCAATCTTCTTTTTGTCATCGGTTGCAATGTTCTCTAAGTCGAGTGCCAACTCGTCTATTTTCATTGCCGCTTGAATGATTGCTCTCATGATTCGCTTCCTAGTTCTATGTCACCACAACATCGTGGCAGTGTAAGTTTAACTTACATCACTACAACGCTGTCAACAGAAATTTGGTTGACAACAAAAAAAATATTTTTAGTTGTATTTATGCAACATTAAGTTTTGGGTTTAGTTTTGCCCAAATAAGCGTAGGTCTCTGCCAGCAAGTCATCCTCGTCGAAGCCCCAGTATTTGGGGAAGCCCTTGGTGCCGAGGCCGTGGATGCCTGTTTTGCCACGATGGTGCTCTGGACACAGTGGGATAGCGTCATAGTGGCTAGAGCGCCTTCCAGCCCCTGTTCCAGCCCTTTTGTGGTGTATCTCGGCTGGGGTGCCCTCGTAGCCCATGCGCCTGCACACAGCGCACCCTAATTCGGCCACGTCGTTTAGGTGGCGTCGCTCGTCATTTGTCATCGGGAGGAGGGCAGTCGTCTGGAACCTGCACCTTGACGTAAACGGGAATGTATCGGCCAGCCTCGTTGTGCTGTGTCCATCGGTCTATGTAGACGTCAGGCATTAGTTGCAATGCAGCCCTTGCCGATTCTGTTGTTGTGCCAATCAATAGTCCAACATGGCGTGCTGTTAAGCCTTCCTCATATTGATTCAATACTGGTCTGATCCTTTTTTGTATAGATTTCATATGTTTACAATTGTTTTGTTATATAAAGCGAGAGTAACACTTTTGGAGTAATCCATGCCTCAAGTACAGCCAGTGTGCTCAGACGAAGAGTTTATTGAATTGTGGGACATACACAAGTCAGGCAAAAAAATTGCCGATATTCTCAAAATATCCGAACGTAGGGTATTGCATAGGCGTCGAAGACTTGAGGAAAAAAATAGCATAGAACTCAAGAGCGCAGACCCTCGTGGCATCAGGTACGAAAAAGAACCAGTCACCATCCAACATGGCGTGCGGCACAACTTAGGCATGCTCAATGGCGTAATCATAGTGTTCAGCGATGCGCACTTCTGGCCCGGCATTCGATCCACCGCCTTTCAAGGGCTTCTGTGGGCAATCAATGAACTGCAACCCAAGGCCATCATAAATAACGGCGACTGTTTTGACGGCGCCAGCATTAGTAGGTTCCCTCGACTCGGTTACGACAACAAGCCCTCGGTGATTGGTGAACTCAAAGCCTGCGAAGCATCCTTGGAGGAAATAGAGACAGCCGCCAAGGCAGGCAATCGTCAATGCAAACTGGTATGGACACTTGGTAATCACGACGCACGCTTCGAAAATACGCTTGCTAATCGTGTGCCAGAGTTTGCGAATATCAAGGGCTTTACGCTTCGAGATCATTTTCCTGCTTGGATTCATTCTTGGTCATGCCAACCCAATGACGACATCGTTGTTAAGCACCGCTGGAAGGGGGGCATCCATGCGGTTTACAACAATACCGTGGCGAGTGGTAAATCGTATGTCACGGGCCACCTTCATTCGCTCAAATGTGTCCCCTACACCGATCTTAATGGCGTGCGTTATGGGATAGACACAGGCACCCTTGCCGAGCCAACTGGCCCTCAGTTTATCGACTATTTGGAAGATTCGCCAACTAACTGGCGATCTGGATTCGCTGTTCTCACTTTGTGGAATGGACATCTGCTTCAACCAGAATTGGTTCAAGTATTTGACAAAAAACACATCGAATTTCGTGGTCAGATTATCGACGTATCCAAAATATAGAACTGTCACATTGGTTCACAAATGCATCGTATGATGGATTTGCGGCGCGTTGCCGCACCATTTTTTAGGAGTTTTATCATGGAATTTACACTGCAAATTAATTTTGGTTTTGGTGAATCGGTGGAACTGAATACAACCGATCTGTGGAAGATGATGGCCCTGTGTGCCTTTGTTGAGCGTATTGATGAAATTGATGAAGACGACGACTTCGCAGACGACGAGTTTGCTGATGAAGAGTACGAGTTCGACGACGAGGGTACTGCATACTGGTTCGATGAAGAGAACGAGGTTTGGTACTTCTACGATGAAGAGTCTGATGACTGGTACGAGTGCGAAGACGAAATCGCCGACGACGAATCCGCAGAGTAATTGCGGTTTACAACCGAAGGGGGCTTAGGCCCCCTTTTTTATTCCGAGCCACGTTGTTCAAACGCCTCTATGACCTCGGTGCCAATGCGTTGCAAGGTAATGGAGTCCCCCACGTCGTGCTTCTCGTTAGAGCACAACAGGCGCTGTATCTCGCGTAATGCTTGCCAAGCAACATCAGCGTGAATAGCGTCAACCAATTCGTCCTTAGCCTCAAATTCAAGGGTTATTCTCATGTAGTTTTCTCCTCAAAATTACCATCCAGCCATTCGTCTAAACGCTTGTGGATTTCGGCCCTGTTGCGCTCGCCGACTGTTTGGCCGTTATTTGTCAGCCGGGGATTCGTCAGCAAACGCCCGAACCCATTGTCGGTAGAGAATTCGATATACCTTGCTGTCATCCTGATCGCTATGGAGCCAGTGGCTCTTGATTCAAATCCTTCTATCAGTACTTCTTCTCTCATGTGTTGTGCTCCTTGAGTTTGTCTTCCGCATAGTCAACCGCAATCTCCCATGCTTGCGCTTCAGCAGAGTTAAACAACAAGCCGTTGCCAAATGGACGCTGACCGCTTTTCTCTTCATCCGTTAGCCCTACCCAAGGTTTATGGAGCAGCGCTTCTGCTTCGGCTGTCTTGCTGCGTTCGCAATATAGATCAGCGCTGTGGTCTTTACCTAGTGCGACCGTAGCCA